TTGCACTACCCCACTCTGTAGGAAGCTGTCAGTTTGAGTTGTCGCTTCGATCAAGTAGGGAGTAAACACCTCAGGAATAATTAAATCCGATCTTAATGTTGCCATTAGAATTTAATTAATATGTTTACTTCGAGGCACAACCTCTGACGTAGCACAACCACGTTGTTTCTATATTAACTAGAAACTGCGTTTTTTAACATATTATATTTATTTATATCAGTCCGATACAATCTTGCCTGTTCAGTTAAGTTGAAAGATTCCTTGGCAAATGGGTTGGATTCTCCTGTAATTACATCAGCAGTTACTTTTGTTGTAGTAGCACCACCGCCCTGTGGCCTTGGGTTTTTCTGTACCCATTGAGGCATTTTTTGTTGCGCCCAATCTCTAACAGGAGTTCTATTATAACCATCAACAATAACAACAGTACCATCGGCTTCTCTTGCAAGTTGATCTTTATTTATTCTTGATAAAACATATTGTGGGTCATGAACTACATCAGCTAACGCACTGACAGCAGGGGCTTCTACTTCAAGTTCTCTTTGCCTTTGCTCTAGCTCCTGTATTCTTTTGTTTTTGGATTCTTCGGCCTCTCGATATTGAGATGCAAGTTTTTCTCTTGCCTCTTCATATTTACCCTGTGCCTCAAGTTCTTCCTGTTCTTTTTTCTGTTTATAAGCAATCAAGGCATTTACATCTACATCTTGAGGAACAGCTTTTGCGGCTTCTTTTGCTTTTTTATAGTCATCCAAAAGTTCGGCCTTGCTTTTTCTCAAGGCTTCAACTTCTGCCATCAACGCTGCTGTATCTACAGGTGGATTTGGTTTGATTGGTTCGTCAGCCATAAATAAAAAATTTACAATTATTCACAATACTAGCTCCACTTTGTAAGGTTCGCCCAATATGCTCCTGACATTTTACCTTTGGCAATATTTTTAGCGTGTCTGGCTTTAAAATTACGTCTTTTTGCTTTATCTTCCATGCTTTCGCCCTTTCTTGGTGGTTTTGTATCTGCGCCTTGCGCTCCAAATCTAATTAATTTAACTTTATCGCCTTCTTTTGCAAGAACAATATGAGATTTTGTTGGGTGTGATGGGGTTCTTTTAGCTTTATTTACTTCTGTTAAGCCATATTTTTTTAGTTTACGATCAATCTTTTCTTTTTTACTTAATGTCATTTGCCTATTTTCTCCTGTGCCATTCTATGCGCTCTTGCAAAGCTCATACCTTCACGCATTTTTCTGACCATGTAATTCATATGCCTTTTTGTATGATGCACAGAATGAGCTTTTAATGTTTCTTTTTGTTTTTTTGTAAGTGGAGCCATTACCTTTTCTTTTGGTATTTTGAATAAATTTTAGCGTCTGCTGTTCTTGCCCCACCTTTGCCTGTCATATAACTATTTACCCTTCCCATAGCCCACGCTGCCATAGGAACATTTCTTGACCCAGCAGAAAGATATGCACCTTGACCCTTACGGTAAACCTCTGCAAGTTCACCATAAAAAAAGCGCGTACCTTCAGCCTTTTTTTTAAGACTATTTTTTACGCTTTCGCTTAGTGGTTTTCTTCTTCTTGTTTGCGACATTTTGTTCTGTGCGTGATTTAGATACAGCTTTTATATCAATAAACTCTCCTTTTCGATAGGCTTCAGCAGTTCTTTTGATCTCAGCAGCTTTGGCTAACTTGTTCATAGCACCAGACAGATATTTTTTTGGAACACCTGTCTTTTTGTCTTTTGGAACTCGCCTAAATTTTCTAGTCACTTTTTAGTTTTCTTTTTGGCAGAAGTCTTAGTTTCTTTGGGCTTTTTTGTTTCTTCTTCGCCCTGTACTTTAAAAATATATCCCATTATTTTTTGCCTCCTTTCTTTTTTTTCTTTGTTCCTTTGGGCTTCATTGATCCGTAGTGTGAAGGCATGACAATTAAAGTAGCTGTTTTTATATTACTTCCTTTTGCGTTTTTTAGCTGTCTTTTTTTTGCCAGCAGTAGATAGTGCAATGGCCTGCGCTTGCTTTAATGTACGACCTTCTCTGATCAATAAACGAATATTGCTAGAGATAATAGATTCAGATTTTCCTTTTTTAAGTGGCATGATTTTTATGTATATAATCTTTCTAACTGTTCTAAAGTTTTTTCGCTACCATCATTTCTAATCATTTTCCGCAACGCTGCCTGTCCTGATCCTTCTTTTTTTGCCAATCTTTTAAATATTCTTACTTTTCCTTCACTTCCTAAAGTTTTAACTTGCAACTTTCTATCTTGATTAAGTAACCAGTTTCCATATGTAGTTCCCTGCGGAACTCTGCCTGTGATACTTGGTCTGGTATCAAATTTTGTCGCTGGCGGTTTTTCAAGGCTTGGATATTTTTTTTGCAGACCATCAAAGTCAACAATAGGGACAGTAGTTGATCGACAATTAAAATGTTGAGGTGGTGTAGGGCCTTTATTATATTCAAATATTTGACCATCTAATCTTCGACATATCGGACTTGTTCTTGAGTCTAGCGTTGCAACATATTCATATTTAGGTGCAACTTTTTTATTTGCTGCATATACAGCCTGTGATGCTTGATTTGTTACCTGATTAACGGAAGTTCTAACAATAGTTGAGATTTGATTATTGGCAACTTTTGTAATTTCTCCCCCAGCAAGAGCCAACTGCTTTACAGATAAAGGACCTAAATCTGCAAAATCAAGCCTTCCCACAAGCCGTCTAGTAATTTGATCTAGTGATTCACCAGCAAACACTCCTGATCTAACAGCTAAGTCTAATTTTTCTGCTGAAGATTCTGCTAAACCTCTGAACGCTTTGCTTACTGTTGTGCCATTTGGAAGCCTTATTGCAGCCCCTTGAGTAGCAGTAAGACTAAATTTTCCAGAACCAAAATTTACAAAATTATCTTCTGCAAAAGCTTTACTTGTAAAAATATTCACTTTTGATGGGTCAGTCATTATCACTGACTCTGCATACTTAGGACTTATAGCAACACTGTTGATAGGTACATCACCAGATGCAGTAACCTTTTTCAATTCGTTTTCAATAAAATCTTTTTGTAAAATCGTTACCCCTTGAAGTTCTTTTTTAAAATCTCTTGCTGATTTATTTGACCATGATGCAAGACTATCTTTTGATTGTTTAATAATTGCTCTAAGTCTTTTTCTTGTTTGAGGTGCAATAATTACACTTTCACCAGCCGCTTGCTGTCTAAGATTTATTTGTCTCAGTTGTCTTGCTGCATTTAAAATTATTTCGTTGTAAGTGACAGCATATTTTTTTGCAACTGAATTACTATATCTATTTAAATCAATAGTTTCCCTAAAAAATACCTCTGGAATATCCATCTATCATTCTTCCTCTTCTTCCTCCTCTGGTTCTGGGTCAGGTTCTTCTGGCGGCTCTACTTCTGTAAGACCTCCCTGCTGTGTGCTTTCTATCTCTTCTTCAATATCAAAATCGTCTGGCAAAACTTCTCCTGTTGATAATTGCTTGAGTAATGTTTCCTGAGTGATAGTTCCAGCAGTAAACAAAGTCAGCAAAGCCGTTATTTCTTGTGGCTGTAATCTTGCACTAACAAAGTCTCTGTTTACAAAGCTACTGCCAGCATTAGGTTCGTTGAGATATTCACTGTGAAACTTAAGGCAGTTATCGATCAAGTCTTGCATCTGCTGAGCAATAACCATCATAGTTGAGTCGTTCTGCGATCTGTCTATTCTTTTAGCCTCTGCTGTCTCTCCTACTAACTTTTGTCCAAGTACTGCGGCTAGTGACAAAGTATTAATCTGTTCTGCAATATCTTTCAATCTTGTAAACTGGCTGTCATAGCTATCACCAGAGGGGCTAATATATTCCATTCTTGATTCTGGTGGCAATGATATCGCTTCATTAGGGCCTGTTGTTATCTCATCTGCGTTTGGATAGCCAAAAACAGCAAGCATGGGGACAGAACTAATGTGCAAAATGTTGTCCAAGTCAGATTGTATTTGGTAATGTTTGAGGTTTAGTTCTGCAATGTCATACAAAGGACTACGACTCTCGAAATATCCAACTCTATTTGAATAGGCAATAGCAAAAGGAATTTTATCTTTAATACTCATTTCACCCTGTTCAAATAACTTGTATTCACTTTTTTTGGAATCTTTCCTATGAATCTCATATCTACCACGTTCAAGCACTCTGATCTGTTTAACAATCTTGTCACCATATTTGCCATCTGGTTCAACAATCTGTTCTAACAAGCGTACTTGTGTGAGTTGCCTTACCCCATCTATGATTTCAGTTCTAAAACCAAGTATATCTTTTGGTGTATATGTAACCCAGTATGGCCTTGCTTTGTCCCCTTCCTTTGGTGCATCTACAAGAACCCCAACATGACCAAAACTAATAGCTTGCCTTGCTGTCTGATATAACCAAACATTAAGATCATTACCCTCTAAATCAACATCAAAAAGTTGCTCGCGAACAAGATCTGAAACGTCATCTAAACGGACTGGCTTTCTAACCAGCATACCTGAGAGCATCTTTTCAATACGCTGCAAATATGGAACTACTGTTGATCTTGAAAGCCGAACGTCATAGCTATCATCTGTT